TTCGTCTGTGATCTGTTCAAGTCGAGCAGCGACTTTTTCGGCCTGATCGCGAGTGCTACTGAAAGGTGCGATGTTTTCGTCAATGAGCGACTGCACTGCCGACAGTGATCGGCTTACCTGAATGCCTGCGTCAATGATGCCTTGGACGACCTTGTTGTCAGTCGCGATTTTTATCTTGTTGTCCAGTTGGGCTATCAATAACTCAAGCCTTTGCACGGCTTGATCGACAGCCGAGTTGTCTCCTGGCATATACCCCTGCGCGCCAGTCATGGCAGCCAACTGATCTTGGAGGGCTGCACGAAGTTCAACGTCCGACCCAGCAGCCGCCGCTTGCTCCGCGCGCTGCCGCGCGGCCTTCATGCGACCCCGCCTGTCGTCGTAGTCTGCGACCCCTGGCACGAAAGCCTCAAAAAAAGACATTCCGGCCGATTCCGCTTCTCCTGCGACCCGTATCGCGGCAGCGGCTTCGTCGCGGCCAACATTTTGCGAATTGACCGCCTCCTCCCTCGCGCGTTTTTCGCGCTCTTTTGATTCTCGGAGTTGTTTTTGAAGCAGAATCACGCGGCCCACGCTGGTAGCGCTGTCAACTTGCCGCTCCAGCATTGCCTGCGTGGCCCGTTCGCGAGCCACTTCCGGCGAGGCGGCCGCGATTCTTTCCTCTGCCTGCTCCCGCCGTTTCTTCATCACCTCGTCGCGGTCTTTCGCAAAAGATCGCGACTCCTCGGTGGCCTTGGAAAACACGTTTCGCGTCAAAGAGTCTCCGAGAGAGCGATATGCCTGGGCCAACTCCTCTACAAGCGATTTCTGGCGAGAGATGGCATCATTCAGCGACTTGGTTTGATCTTCAGCCTCTCGGCCGCCGTTGATCCACTTTGTGAGCGCCAGCGCCGCTTGCGCTGTGATTGTCACCCCCAAGCCAACAAACAACCCGGCCGTTCCACCAAGTATGAACGCCATTTGCGAAATGTTGTTACCGACAGCGCGGAGTTGTTGATCAAAACCGCCAGTAGACGACATAAAGTCATCGATGGCGAAGCCCAACTGCTGAATTGCGAGAGAGGCGTTTCCGGCTCCCATCCGGCTTATGTCGCCCTGCCTGCGCGAGCCTGCCTGCGCGACACTGTTGGCTAAAGAACCAGCGTCAATGCCGCGAAGCGATGCGATTGTGGAGACTGCTTGGTTGCGGAGGCCGGCTAACTCACGCTGCACGCTCTCGGTCGCTATCGTCCCGTTTGCCATTGCGGCGGCGATAGCGCTCCGCAGGTTGTTGAACGCCGCAACCCCTGGTCCGCGGGCTTCGGCCGACACGAGGCTCAGTTCACTCTGTAGGACGTTGAGTTGGGCGGTCATCCGAGATGCGGCCGCTTGGTCAAGCCCAAATTCAACTCCGGCCGTGCCGGCGCCACCGTGCCCCTGGACAATCTCCATTGCGGCCGCCAACCTTCTCGCTGCCTGCTCGGCGTCCTGAAGGCTGCTTTCAAGCGAGTCGATAGCGTTGATGGTGGGCGTCAAGTCCCCCGCCATCTGAATGAACTCATTCTGTATGGCGTTGAGCGCCGGCAGCATCCCTTGCCGAAGCGTGGCCGGAAGCGACTCTAGTTGAGATCGGAGGTTGACAATGCGTTGCCCGACTGATCGCAATTGCCGCGGCATCTCCGAAGCGCTCGCGTTATCAGTGCCGAGCACTTCAGACGCTTGCCGGCGGCGTTGCGCTCGCTGGCCTGCCGCCAAGTCAGAACTCAGGCCGGTCTGCGAGATGTCAGTCTTCAGGCCGATGATCTTGGCGATTTCCGCCTCGCGCTCTTTTATGCGCTGCGCTGCAATGCTGGAACTCAAGCCGGTCTGCGAGATGTCAGTCTTCAGGCCGATGTTCTTGGCGATTTCCGCCTCGCGCTCTTTTATGCGCTGCGCTGCAATGCTGGAACTCAAGCCGGTCTGGGAGATGTCCGTCTTGGCGCCAATGTTGTTTTCAATCGACTTCCGCCGCTCCAGTTCGTCGTTCAGGCTGCGCCACACCGCCAATTGGGCCGTGAGTTTCGCGGTGGCCGCCGGCACGTCGCCGTTGACGAGTTGGGCTTCGTTCTCCAGGGCGGCGTTCAGCCGCTCGGCCTCCGCAGCGGCCGCTGCGATTTGCGATACAAGCCCGGCGAAGCCGCCGCTGGAAATCGAAGACGGCGACAAGGCAGCCGCCTCCTGCTGAAGCCGCTGCGAGCGCGTGGCTTCCGCTACAAACTGCGGGTTACTGAACCGCAGTTCTTTCCCTGTCGCGAGGCCGCCGACGAGTTTGCTGGCCTCGCTCAATCGCTTCATCGAATCGACGGCCACGTTGACGGCACCGGCGACCCGCTGGAATCGCTCCTCCGACACGGTGCCGGTCTTGTTGATCGTGTCAGCCAGACGCTCGGTCAACACTTGGGCTTGCCTGAGCGCGGGGTTGAACTCGCCCTGCACCTCCATCGACAACTGGTTGAACGACTTGGTCGCCGCGGTCAGGGGGCCGCCGATCTCCTTCGTCACCGACGCGAACGCTCGCATCCGGCTCACGGCCGAATCGAGGTCGGGGCCAGCGAAGCCCTTGAAGGACAGTTTCCCGGTGGACGCCGCCTGAAGCGCGCGCTCCAGTTTCTGCGCTTCGGTGTAGATGCCACGCAGCGAGGTCGTCGCCTTCGTCTGCGCCGCCGTGAGCGACGACTGCATGGAGGACGCGAACTTCTGCACGTCCTTCGCAGCGCCGTTCAGTTTGGACTGAAAGTCGCTTGTGTTGGCCGAAACTACGGCCGATATTTTGCCGAGATAGCCGTTCCCCATAGTCTCATCCTTGAGGCTTTGTTAGTTTCGACAACTCGGCAAACATCTGCTCTTTGGTCTGCGACGGCTTGTGAGATGCCGGAATGAAGGCCGACTCATCCGGCACGTCGTTTTTCTTGTAGTTGCCAGAGGCGGCCATGATGACTCTGCAAATCCTGGCGGTCTGCTGCCAGCCATCGCTGATCGGCCACCGCTGGTCGTAGGCGTACCACTCGGCTATCTCGTCGGAATCGACAGTCTCCAGTAGTTCTCGGACGGTTTTTCCAAGGGCCAGGGCTAGACGGAGGTAGAAGCGGCGTTCTGGTCGGACGGCGAACCTTCCCCCATCGCATCAACTGCCTCCTTGGTGAAACCATTGATTGCCCAGGCCGCGTCGAACACACGATTGATTACCACGCTCGACCGCTCGCCAAGGAAGTCGATGTCGGCGTCGGTCAGGATCGTCGCACCGTCCTCGTCGCAGAGCGTCAGGATGAGAAACTTCATGCGGAAGTTCTTCATGCGCTGCTCGGCCGCCAGGGCTTCCTCAAAGGACTCGCGGGCCTTGCCGTTGATGACGCGGACGTAGTAGGTGCCTCCCCACTCCGGCACTTCGATGCTCTTGATGCGAATGTCCTTGGCGCCAAAAAGCCGCTTGCGAAGATCAGCCGACATGCTCATGTGCTCCAACGAAGTGAGGGTAAGAACGGGTCAGGGGGCGTAATAATCCGTCAGCCGAAACTTCATCGTGCCGCGGACAAGGTCGTTGACCGTGGCAGCGGACGTGGCCGACTCCAGGATGGCGTTTCGTGAGTACGAATAGCCGGCCGACGAGAAAGACAGCGTTCCTGTCTTGCGGACGAGGTCGGTGACGTTGCCCGTCCCCGGCGTGTGCAGATAATCAATCGACACGCTGCCGCCCGACCAAGCGCCTGTAGGCGCGAGGACGTACTTGTCCACGCTGTCGTTCCAGGCGGTCATGTCCACGACCTCCGCAGTCGGTTGCTCAACCGAGATGCTGGTGATCGTGAACTTGCTGCCCTTGAAGGTGAACGTCGCGCCCTGCGCGGAGGTGCCGGCCATTGCCCTTCACCCCCGAATGGGTCACGCCACCTTGAACGACACGCTGCCCTTGACCAGATCACCGACGCTGCCGCCGACGCTGGCCGACATGATCGTCGCGTTGCCGCTGTAGGCCAGTGGGCCAGTGATGGCGAGCACCCCGCTCTGGCCGGCAGTGAGGATCGCTGCGGAGATAACGTCACAGGTGACTTCGCGGTTCGTGGCGAACCCACCAACCCACTCGCGTCGGCCGTTAGGGGCGATTCCAAGGTGGCTGCCATCGATCAAATCCTGCGAGTCGTTGACCTGAACCGACGTGACCGTCAGGTTGGTGCCCCCAAACGTGAACGTCAGTCCCTGTGCGGAAATGCCTGCCATGACCTGCGCCTCCTTGCGCTCTTTTTAGTGTCCTATTCGGTAGCCTCAGACCACCGAATCTGAAACAGTTGTCGAACCTCGTAAGCGGGCGGGAGTTGTGCTCCCACGGCCGTCGGATCGATGAAATCATCGGTTTCCGACACTAACCGCATATCACTGATTGTAGCCCCTGCCAGGGTGCCGGTGTGACCATCCAAGGCAAGCCGCACCTCGTCGGCCAGCGTCCTCGCCATGTCGTAGGTCAGACCCCAAGACGCCAGTTGAACGTGGACAACCGGCTGGAACAACGGCCCGGCCAAATGCGCCTCGCGGACAATGTTGTTCCTCTTGTAGACGCAGAACGGCATGACAGCGGTCTTCGGGACGGCGATGGCGAAAACCTGAAATCCGACGAGCCGGGCCACGCCGGGCGTCGTCACCAGCCGCTGAAAAATGTGCTTCTCGGGGGAGACAATCACTTTGACAACCTCTCCAGAGTGCTCTTGAGTGTGGCGGTCAGCGTGCTCAGTACGGCCTGCTGCTCTTGATTGATCGTATTCTGCATGGCGTGGGTGCCTTGCATCTCGCCGTACTCCTCACCGGGGTGCAGCGTGACGGGGTGTTGGATGCCGGTTTCTTTGTCGGTGTAAAAGTCGTGATCGCCGCCGCGACCTCGCCGGGCCTGCCGCGTCGGCTCGTTCTTTGACCCCATGAGGAAGTAATAGCCCTTCGACATGCTGGCGAACTGCTGATCGTTGGCCGAAGAATGACGGCTCATCTTGCCGTTGATCGCTTGATGGACGTTGATGTACGTCCGTCTTCCCTGCGTGCCCGGCCGGCGTGGGCCGGTGCCGAACTCTACGAGCCACGCATGATTTCCCGACGCCTGCTTTTCGTTGGCGCCCATCGGGCCGGTCTGAAGCGGGCCGACGATGGCGATGACGCCGCCGTCCTCGGGGTACGACTTGATGCGAGTTCGGATGCTCTTGCGGAGGTTCCCGGTCACGTCGGCCACGCGGCTGCGATAGCCATTTT